CCTACAAACAATACCAAACCAATTCTCTTTAATCATTCTGGTAATATATTCCACAGGTGCGGTAAGGATACCTTCAAACCTATCCAAGTCAATCATTCCACCTTCTTCATCTTCACGGAAAAGAATGATGTGGTAACAATCACCTAGTTCCGATCCATTTAACTTGGTGCCTCTGTCTTTGTAATTACTCGATTGAACATGAATGTTGTCGGATTCTTCCATGGGTAGAAAGAAGTAACTATCACTATCATTATCCAACACTTCTCGTAGTTCTGCCATTGTAGTCCTTAATATGAGACTTTCTCACTCTGACCATAATCCAGTCATTGTAATACTCATCACTTTCCATTACGTTGTTTGCGAATTGTTCTTTCGCCTCAAGGTAACTACATTCTCCTTTAGACTTGCAAAGATGTAGTATCTCTCGGCGGAATTTATCCTGGCCATACAGTATAACATCTTTTTGAAGTTTGTCACTACTTCCGTAATAAGTTTGCCAGTCTGATGGGACTTTTACTCTTTTCTTCTTACCTTTGACTTGTTTAGTCCTAGAGAACCAGAAAAGTTTCTTACCAATATACTTTTTGTTGTTCTCTAGGTTAGTTATCAGATATACGAATCCGTAACTATCGCCAATTTGGTCTTCTGTGAAATCAGTATCATTATATTGCCAGGTTATTCCCATTTGAGGTCATCTTCATCTAAGTCATCATCCTCTATATATTCTTCGGATAATTCTTCGATGGGATCACCACAAAATGGGCAAAACTCCGGCATTGGTTGTGAAACTAATTCTTGTGTATATTCGACTGTATAAGACGATTCACACTCTAAACATTCTCCAGAAATTACTTTGTTTGTCATTTTTATTCTTCTTATTATGGTTTAACAATTTATTTGGCCCAAACATCGGACCAATCTCCAGTCAAAGCACCTTTAGCATAGTCTGTTGCACGATTCTCAAAGAAATTTGTGTGCGTAGGTGCATTAATCATTTCTTCAACCCAAGGTAATGGATTTTTCTTCACTTTAAAGATACCTTTGAGTGATAGAGAAATCAATCTACGGTCAGCAATGTAACGGATGTATTTCTTAACATCTTCAGCAGTTAGTCCTTCCATTTCACCCATTGCAAATGCTAGGTCGATGAACTTATCTTCTAGTTCAACCATCTTTTCAGCAATGGTGTAAATGCGTGACTTCAATTCATCATTCCAGATTTCTGGATTTTCTTGAATGTAAGTGCGGAACAACTTAATCATGTTCTCAGCGTGTTGTGTCTCATCTACAATAGACCATGTAACAATTTGACCCATGCCTTTCATTTTACCATGACGAGGGAAGTTCAACAACATAATAAATGAACTGAATAGTTGCATACCTTCAGTGAATGCAGAGAATACCGCAATGTGTGTTGCAGTATTTTCTTTTGTGGTATTCTGTGCAGAGATATCCATAACATAGTCATGCTTCTCACGCATTTCAGCATACTCTAAGAATTCGTTGTATGTTGTTTCTGGCAAACCAAGAGTTTCAATCAAGTGTGAGTATGCGGCAACATGTAATGCTTCACGAGCAGCAAAACCCAACAACATCATTCTCATTTCTGGTTGCGGAAAGTATGGTAAATAATTATTAACATAACCACCAGCAACGTCAATGTCACCTTGAGTGAAGAAACGGAAGATATGTGTCAGAAATTTCTTTTCTTCTGGTGTTAGTTTCTTCTTCCAATCTTTAACATCTTCCATCATTGGAACTTCTGTATGAAGCCAATGTGATTGTTCATGTTTCAACCATGCATCGTAAGCCCAAGCATAATTGAATGGTTTGAAATAACTTCTCTCTGAAGTTACATCTTGTTTTGTTTTTTTAATCATGCTGCCCATTCCTTTAGTTGTTGTACAGATAGTACACCTGAAGAACGCTTCAGGATTGTTCCATCTTCTACCATAACTAAAGTTGGAACTGAGCGGATGCCATATTCTATAGCAACGTCAGACATAACATCAATGTCAATGACCTCAATTGGAACATCCAATTCAGCTGACTCTAAATTCATAGCCAAACCCTTACATGGTTGGCACCAAGAAGCTGTGAATCTTAATATTTTTTTCATTTTTTATCCTTAATCTAATTAATGTAATACTATTTTATCAATCTGTCAACAAAATTTAATAATAATTTATGATGACTACCATTATGATAGTGGCCTTTCATCCAACTATATGATTCATACCAATGTGGTTCACTTTCAGGATGACAACCAATTATACCAATGTTATTTTGTATAATGGCCATCGGATCACCGTTCATGTATCTTGCGACTGTTTCAAAATTTCTTTGATCTCCGACAACTGCAAATCCATCGTAAAAGAACATTCTTTCCCGTTTACCGTTCCAGTCAACTTCCAAGTTTTTTGCGTGAGGTCTTCTTGTGTCTGTTCCTGGCCGTCTAATGTACTGAACCGTATCAGAACCAGAAAGTATATCAAAATAATTTGAACCAGCCCAATATCCTCCCATGCAGATGCCGAGATAACTACCTCCGGCATGAACAAAGTTTCGTATGCGATCACCATTATTGGCAAAACACATGTCAAAACTGTTAGCATCACCAAAACCACCAGGGATAGCCACGGCATCCACGTTTTCAAAAAAGTCATCTTCGAGTTCATGTTTAGTAAATAATTTAAATTTATATTTGCCTGACAGAGCATTCATTATACCATTGTCTGATTGTACTGAACAATAAGGTTGATGTACAAACAAGGCAATGGTTTTCATTTATCCCTCACAAGCAATGCAATCATTACCTTGTGCAATTTGTGTCATGTCGATTTCTTTAATGACTTGGCGTTCAATTTTCTTGGACACTTTATCAGCCTTACCAATCTTCTCAGAACGACAGTAGTACAATGTTTTCAATCCTTTTTTCCATGCCATAAAATGAATAGCATGAACATATTTAATGTTAGCATCTGGACGGAAGAACAAGTTTAGTGATTGAGCTTGGTCAATATACACTTGTCTATCTGCGGCCAAATCAATAACCCAACGTTGGTCAATTTCCATCGATGTTTTGAATACTGCCTTCTCATCATCACTTAGAATATCCAAGTGTTGAACTGAACCATCGTTAGCAATAATACTAGACCAAGTGTCGGCGTATGTACCAGAATGCAGTCCTTCAGGTAAATTAAGTTTTTGTTTGATTAGTTTATCCAACCAACGATTCTTATTTAAAAATGAGCCCGATAAAGTGTCCTGACGGTAAGCATTAGCACGATAAGGCTCAACACTAGGGCTAGTATTTCCCAAGATGATAGACGAAGAAGCATTTGGAGCAATAGCCATAATATGACTAAAACGCTTGCCAGTGCCCCTAGCATCGGGAGCCTCCCCTCTTTCTTTACCCAATTCAAGATTCGCTTCATCTAAACCTCCTCTAATAGATTTAAACATTTTGTTATTAGCAACCTTGGCCATTACACCCTCGAATGCAATTCCGTTCTTTTGTAGATATGCATGAAAACCGAGGGCACCAATACCAATAGACCGTTCCATAGTAGCTGAATATCTTGCTCGTGATACGCTATCAGGAGCATTATCAATGAAATACTGTAGAACGTTATCAAGCATCTCAGCAACGTCCCGAAGAAAGGTTGGATGATCTTTCCAAGCATCATAAGTCTCCAAGTTTAAAGAAGATAGGCAACACACTGCTGTACGATCTTTATCTGTAGGTAGTATAATCTCAGAACACAGATTAGATTGATGTACCTTCAATCCTTTATCTTTTAGGTGTTGTGGTAACATTCTATTACTGGTATCAATATAGTGAATGTATGGTTCACCTGTATGCATACGCAATTCAAGAATTTGTTGCCACAAATGTTTTGCGGATACAGTTTCACGTACTTCTTTACTGTATGGGTCAACTAGATTCCATGAATCATCAGCATTTGGATCCAACATGCACTTCTCAATAATTTGCATGAAGTCATCAGTGATGTTGATGCCGTGGTGTAAGTTCAGGCAACGTACATTTGGGTCGCCTGTTGGTTTACGCATTTCTAGGAATGGAATAATGTCAGGATGACTAATATCGAGGTAAGCAGCATAAGAACCACGGCGAGTCCTGCCTTGACGATATGCCAGAC